CCAAAGTAGCTCTCAAAAACGCCGAAGTCGAGGCCGTAGCATTGGTAGCTGAACTCCGCGCATTAAAAAATGCCTGGAAACCGGAAGCCCGTAAGACCGTCAATACCAAAACAAAGGTAGAGGACAGCGGAGTCGACCTGTCCCGCGTGAGAGATCTGGTCAACAAAAACAATAAAGTCGTCGAACCAAAAGAATAAAATCATGCCCTCAATAATCGATTTTTCGCAATTAACATTCGGTCGGGACCAGATCCGCGACATGAATGAACTGGTGGTTGAAAAGGTACTGGAAGCCCCGCTTCTGAACACGTTCACCACATTCTACACCGGCATTAAAAACGATCGTGAGATCGGTAAGATTGCCGCCAGCTTTGGCCTCATTGGAAAAGCAGCCCAGGGATGTAACCCGGTAGCAGATGTTAAGCACCTGGCTATCACTCCAAAACTATGGTCCCCAAAAAGGATTGAAGTTATCCTGGATGAATGCGCCGCCGATCTTGAGAATTCGATCGCCAAATTTGCTCGCAACTGCGGCATCGATGTAAACGACCTGACAGGAACCGAGTATTTCGCCTATCTTTTAGACGTTTTACAGAAGGATATCATATCGATGATATTCCGTTATTCCTGGTTTGGAGATACCGCAGCCGCACTATGGAATGCCTCCCCTGCAGGGAAGCTGACCACAGGAGTGGATCCAGCCTATTTCAATGTCCTTGATGGATATTGGAAACAGCTTGCAGCCATTTATGCCGCAGATCCTCTGCGCAGAACAACCCTGGCAGCAAATGCAGAAGCCACAAGGGCACTCCAATTCAGCACCCTTACCCCGGCGTTGGCTCTCGCCGCACTCAACCAATTGGTTGATGACGCCCCCGAAGTTTTGGCAGAACAGCCAGACCAGATAATCCTGACGACCAAGTCGATCGCACAGAAAGCCATGCGCGAATTGCAGAGACTCGGAACCCCGTTCAAGATTGAACTCCAGACAAGCGGGATCCAGCTCACCGAGTGGGACGGCATCCAGATGATGGTTCTCCCGATGTGGGATTATTTAATCAAAGCATACCAGAACAACGGTACGAAACTGAACAGCCCGCATCGCGCCCTTTTGACCACAAAATCCAACCTGGCAATAGGGATGGAATGTACCTCACTCTTTGACAGAATAAATTCGTTTTATGATCAGAAGAGCAGAATAAACAGAATGGAGGCTTCCGACGCATTCGATATGAAAATACTGGATGACAAAATCGTGCAGGTATTAATTTAAAAACCGATCCACCATGTTAGGATGCAACAAAATAGTAGCGGCTATCCTGAAGAACTGCGCCACATTGGTACCAGGGCTTAAGGATACCGCTTATTTTATCAACGTCGAAGACATTGATAAAGACGCCTCAACCTTTGATCCCAACAATCCGATCCTGCTGACCCAGCTAGTTCTGAAAACAGCAAGCCCGCGATTGAAGGCCTACAAATTTGAGGGATTTAACCATTCGAATGAACACAAAACATCGATGGTGAAAAAGACCTACCAGAAATCCTGGGAACACGGCTTCGTTTTTCGCATTTTTGACAATACCCCGGAAGACAAACAGTGGATCCACAACGCAGTCGACAGTCGCTTTGTGATCATCCAGGAAAACAATTATAACAAGGCATTGGCAACGCCATTCGGAAGGACCGTCTTCGAAGTTTTGGGATGGGACTTCGGCCTGGAGCTGAACGCTGTAGAACGCGATGCCAACGGCGACGAACTTAACGGAGGCTGGCTTCTTACAGCCGGATGCGCCGATAAACTGAAGGAGTCTCTGCCTCCGCTTACCCTTTTCGCAGGGAATAGCCTGGCAACGACCCGCGCAGCAATCGCCTCGTTACTATAGGAATAAAAGATTAGTGCGGACCAACCTCCGCACTTAACTTTTTCTATATGAATTTAAACCAGGAGGTATATTTATTTTCCGGAGATTATATCAATCGCCAGGAAGAGAGAACCAAAGAGCGAACCGACAAAATCCGATTAGCATACCACGCACTCACAGGAGAATACCTCCGTAATTCTTGCAGCACTTGTTTAATTGAAGCGTTATTTATAATTCGCAAAATCATGGAACAGAAAACGAGCAAATATGAACTAAAGCCAGGAGCAGTACTGGAAGCCTTCAGCGACCCATCAAAGGTGATGACCAGGCTAAACACAACAGATGAACTGGCAGAATGGCATCTGAAGCACAACCCCGGAGTGATTAAATTTTTTTCAAGGGTCCCAACTGAAAATATAGTCGAGGTACCGGGTACCAACAGAACTGCCCAGCCAGGATCTGATAACGAATCAGTATCTCAGGCCGAAAAAAACGCAGCCGTAGATGCAGAACGCAAGGAAAAAGCAGAGGAATTGGAGGCCGAAAGGGCATTAAAAACCAATGAACTTGAAACAGAAAGAGAAGCCAAGGCAAAGGAACTCGAAAGCGAGAGAGTGCTAAAGGAAAAACAAATAGCCGAAAAAGCTAAAACAGCAACAGCAAAAGCGCCATCACCTAAACCCAAAAAATAATGCGCGTCTCCGCTACCAAAACGGCCCCACGCATAGAGCGGAACAAGTATCTCAATACTAAGAAAATAAAGGCATATGGCCTGCGTAATGATTATCCGCAAAAAGTATTAGAGATCGTCAACAGCTCCGGAACAGGCAAGGTCTGCATGGATATCTACGTGAAATTTGTTGAGGGAGCCGGATTCACAGACAAGGTCCTCCTGGAATCAGTTATTAACACCAGGGGAGAAAGAGCCAGCTCGCTGCTGCGCAAACTTGCAAAGGACCTAAAAGCATTTAACGGTTTTGCATGCCTGGTGAAATATAACGGACTTGGCGAGCCGATCGAATACTATTCCGTCCCCTTCGAACAATGCCGCATAGAGATCACCCTAAAGAAGGAATACACCGGACGCATCGCCATCCATCCCGACTGGACCAGCATCACCGGAAAGGTTTTTAATACGGATGAGATCAAATACCTGGACCGCTTTAATCCCAAAACGATAATCGCAGAAATGGAGAGGGCCGGAGGACCGGAGCACTACCTGGGCCAGATTTTATACTTTACTGCAGACGGCGAACTGGAATACCCCATTTGCCCCTTTGATCCGATTGTTACGGATATGTTGACAGAAGAAAGCGTCTCCACAGTTAAACACCGCAACGCGAAAAACAACTTTTTGCCAGCCGGGATCCTGGTGCGCAAGGGAATAACACCAACGCTGAACGATGACGGCACAATCGATGATCGGGACCCCAGGAACATAGAAAATGCTGAAAGTGCTGAGAACATCCGAGAGATGCAAGGCGACGAAAACGCCTGCAAGATATGGGTGGTCGATATTGACGGTGATGAGCAGATGCCGGAACTGATCGAGTTCAACGCAAAAAATTATGACCAGGCATACAAGTACACCGAAGGATCCGTCCAGGAAAACATAGCTCGCATGTTTATGGTGCCACCCATTTTGAGAGGAGTTGATATCGGCGCCGGATTCGGAGCAGACCTGATGAATAATTCCTATGACTTTATGAATTCCGTGACCGACACCGAGCGCAGAATGATATCGACAGCTTTTAAAGATCTGCTGCAGTTTTACGTGGTGACCTTTGCCGACACCTCGATAGCTCCCCTGAAATACATCACCCCACGACCAGCAACCCCACCAAAACCATTACCAGCATGATCCCATTAGTCACAAAAACGGACCTGGATAAATTTAAATACGTGGCCGAATCCGTAAGGAATTCCACGCTATGGGGACAATTTGTATCAGAGGCCCAGCAGCTGGACGTGAAACCCTGGCTCGGCGATGCCTTACTTTTGGAACTAATCACCCAGGCAGCAACATCCCCTGCAAGTTTTACGGCAAAAAATACCGCACTTTTGGAAGGAGGCCAGTATATCTACCAGAACCGGACCTACCTATTCCAGGGCCTAAAGGCCGTCATAATTTATTACGCATTTGCCCGGTTTACAAACCGTTCCCCATATGCCTATACCGCAGCAGGAATCGTCCAGAAAGACAGCGATCTCTCCACCCCGGTAAGCGACAAAGTGGTCCAGCGCCTGGAGACAGAGGCCCGACTGACAGCGGAGGCCATCCGGGATGAACTGGTTTTATTTTTGAACCGCAATTCTTCTACATATACACTATGGGGAACAGGATCCTGTTATGCCGGAAGAAGATCGGGCCGAACCTTTAAAGTTATTGGAGATTAATTAAATACAAAAGCCATGATAACACCAATCGGAAACATAACCAGGGAAATACCCGTAAGCCTTGCATCGGTCGATTTTGTCGACGAAGATGGATTCTTCATACGCAGCGGAGCCGGAAATATTAAATATTGCCCTCTTGACGGTAAGGACGACGCAGACGCAATAACAAAAACCGTTGACGCTCAGGTTTATTTTCTTGACCCGGTCGTTTGCCGGAAGATCTTCAAAGTAGGTACAACAGCCACAGGCGTTTATGCCGGATATGGAGTATAAGCTATGGGAATACGAATAGGCATAGGGAAAATAGTAATCGGGCAAGGTTTAGTTATACCTAACTGGACGCCACAAAAAAAGGCAGATAACGCACCGACCTTATTAAGTGCTGTTGTTTACTCTGATAATCAAATTGATTTGGCGTGGACAAATAATGGATCAGGCTACGCGGGTCATAAAGTATATTTATCAAAAGATAACTCTACATTTTACCTCAGAGCTACTATTGCAAGTATCGGAACGACTTACAGGGTAAATGATCTTACTGAAGGTCAGATTTATTATTTTAAGATTGTTTCCTATCAGGGATCGAATGTTTCCGATTACTCAAATACTGCAAATGCAACTACTGATAAATGGTATTTACAATCAGGATTAGCAGCGGGTGATTGCGTGGCTGTCTATGAACCATTAAAAGCAAGAACACTAACTGAAGCAAGGGTTAATAAGGTTAATCCAGGTACTTACGATTTGACCAATGGAACACCAAGTACATTTGATAATGACAAAGGACTGGCGTTTAATGGTAGTTCTCAATTTTTCAAGACAGGCATTATCCCAAATGCAAACTATACGGTTATTGTTAAGTTCTTAGATGCAAGCGATCCGGGAGCAGGAAACAGTTGTATTTTTGGTTCTTATAATCTTGCAGGGAAAGGATTTTTGATAATGAACTCAAATGATCTCAATCCTGATGCAGTGAATTATGGAAGTGGTGGTTTAAAGGCTGTAGTACCTCAGTTATATTCTGGAGTATTGGCAATTTCACAACACAAAGCATATAGGAACGGATCAGTTGAAACAGGGGATATGACAACCACAACTATGCCTGAATGGGAAATATACTTAGGTTGTCTTAATTACAACAACGGAACGACTGTTCAATTTTTTAATGGAAAAATTTGCCTGTTTGCAGTATATAATAAACCCCTGAGCGCAGCCCAGATACTTGCAGTAACAAACAGAATGAATACTGTTTCGAGGGGCGGGGTGTGGGAAGCACAGGGCGCAGTAATAACAGCTATTGCAGGTCAGGAAGATAATGTCTATGAACCGAATATCATTTATGAGGGCAATGCAAGGGTTTTGAATACAACAGGCAATGTGTTTAAAATGTGGCATACTGGCGGATGGATGAATCGTGACATATATTATCTTGAGTCATTAGACGGGAAGACAAACTGGACTCCATACGCATCAAATCCTGTTATAGCAGACAGGGCAAGAAGTTCAATAATTAAAGTTGCGGGAACATATTACCTATTTTGTTCAAATCTAGCTGACTCGGCTATAGATTTATTTACATCATCAGATGGTGTGACCGATTGGTTTTTAGATACTAAGAATATAATACATCTTGGAAGTGCAGGGGCATGGGATTCAACGGGGATGAGTAATAGTGCAATACTTTACGAAGGCGGTGTATGGTATCTTTTCTATGATGCTTATAAAGCTGGCACTGACTCATGGAAGATAGGGCTTGCGACGGCAGATAACCCTAGAGGCCCATACACAAAAGAAGTCACTCCTGTTGTCGGAGGTACTGCAATACGTGGTGCGATGAATATTCATAAGATTGGGTCATTATATTACATGTGGTGTCTTGGCGGGCTAACTAACTCAACTCTTCCTTCAGATATTGTGACACGTTATAAATCAAGTGAACTAAAAACATGGGTAGTAGATACTCAAAGATTTGTATACGTTAGGACAACAATAGATGAAGGTGTAAATACACAGGTAGGACAGGCAGCAGATCCAGTACTTATAGAAATCAATAATCAAGTCTATTTATATTATGCGGGATCTTCGGATGGCAATCAATCGACAGGGCATCAGAAAATTAAACTTGCCATTGCAGATATGCCATTGAGTCAATTGGTATTAACAGAGGAGGGAAATAAACTTTAGTGACTACGGTATCAATATAACTAAATAAATAGATAAAGAACTGATAATCAATATGGGAATTTTTAGGAAATATAAGACGATTGAGGTATAGTGAACGATAGAATACGTGATAATTTTCCAAGTCCAATCTAGTTATAGCAACTCAAGGCATATGGATTTAATTATAAGCAGGGATTATCGTCCAGAAGAAACGCGAGGCGCCATTTTTGTGATGGAAAAAGGAAGGATCCTGTTTAACTGCCTATCCCTGGAGCTCCCGGAAAAAGGGAACCAGCAGAATGTCAGCTGCTGCCTCCCAGGAAAATACCCAGCCAAGAAAGTGAAAAACGAGAAAGGGAAAATCGTTTTTTTGCTTTTTAACGTCCCCGGCAGGACCGGCATCGAGATGCACCCAGGAAACTTCGCAGCCGGTCTCAAGGTTGACACCAAAGGATGCATTCTCCCAGGGATCCGTTACACGGATATAAACGGCGACGGATACATAGACATCACGGACACGACTATCGCAATGGACATTTTAATATCTTTGCTTCCGGAAGAGTTTACAATTTATATTTTATGACCAAGAACACAAACCCAAATCCAGGCCAGGCAGTCGATTCTGCAGGTTATCCGGTAATAGATCCGACAGCCAATGTTTTAAAATTAGTTGATGAAGCAGTTCGCAGGATAAACGACATCCATGTGCTGCAAAAAGAATACAACGCAGCCATGCTCCAAGCAGAAGTAAAGCGACTGGATGACCTAAGAGAGGTCCAGGTCAAAAGGCTGGAAGACAGCCTCCGGGACCACAAAGAATTCAATAAGGTCATGTATGAACAGGAGCGAAGACATGCCCAGGAATTAAGTGCTGAGAAAGAATTAAGACTGCAGCAGAAATTCGATGCGCTCGACAAAGCGATACAAAAAGCAGATTCCGCTACAGAGAAAAGATTTGATGCAGTTAATGAATTCAGAAATACCCTCTCCGATCAGCAGAGAACGTTAATGCCTCGCCAGGAATATGAAAGCACCCACGCATCCCTCACACAAATGTTGGTAGGCATTGAAAAGAGAGTCGACAAAAACGAGAATGTGAAGGAGGGAGGATCCCTGGTGTGGGCTTACGTTATTGGAGGCGCCGGATTTGTCACAGGACTGGTCTCGTTTTTACTCGGATTATTCGGTAAATAAAAAAAGCGTAACTTTGAACAATAAAACACAGACAAAATGAAAAAAGCAATCTTTCTTTTAATCGTTTTCTTAGCAGGATGCAACCCGAAGACCGCCTGCCTCCTGGCTCAATTCCCTCCAAAAGTAATCTATGCGAACGCACAATGCCAGGCGCCGCTGCCAAATTACGTACCCCAGGCCGTCGTTACTGGAGGCTGCACCGGATTTGTTGTGACACAAACCCCGGCGCCAGGAACCTTACTAACGGCGACCAACAAAACGATAAACGTGGTAATTAAGGCGACCGGGACCAACGGCAAGTCGTCCCAGGTTACATTCACCGTAACGCTCGCGGATACCGTTACACCAAGGATAACCGGGCTGACAGCAATGCAGATCCAGGATTCAATCCAGAAGAAAAGCAACGAGCTTTATAACATTGCCGACAACATGACGGAATCTTTATATAAGCTAGCCGACAAAGCATTCCCCTGGGACCAATACCCCGGATCCGGACCCTCGACCCAGGGATCCTATGACAGCTCGCTATTTGTCACGGTATCGATGAAGGACCTGACGGATCCAGTCAAGCCCTGGAAGCGAGTAAACACACTGGCGAAATACGTAATGATAAACCCGGACACGACCTATGAGCACGTAACGGATCCTATCGCCTGGACCAGAATAACTGGAGCGCCGGATTTTACACCGACGGCATATGCGATCGACTATAGGGACTGGTACGATTGGCAAGCAGACTCAGAATACGCAGCCATCCCCTCACGAAACACCACCACAGTCGATCTCACAAAAGTTAAGATAGACAGGGAATTCGTGCCATTAAGATTTAACAAACTTATCGGCAAACTGGAGTATCAGTACAATAACGCCTGGCATCAGGTAACAAGCAACTAATTCGGAACCAAATAATTAAAAATCAATGAAATGAAAAAATTAGCTTTTTTGGCTTTTCTTTTACTTTTGATCACACCGGCGATATTCGCCCAGGATCCTTCAACCCCGCCAACAGGACCCCCCGGAGATTGGGGAGACATTCTGATAAACCCAACAAAGTGGTTCGCCGACTTAACAGCGGTCTCCTTTCTTACAGCATTTTTGACCACCTTTTTCAGCGGACTTTTAAAAATCGTTAAGGCATGGCCCCGCCAGTTTTTGGCCTGGGGCCTGGGAGTTTTCTTAGTGGTGCTATCCGACGTTTTAAACATAGGCTTCGCGAAGGACTCCCCTTTATTGCTGGCAGCAATCTACGGCCTGGCAGCAGGACTGACATCCAACGGCCTTTATGATATACCAATTCTTAACACGATTCTCACCTGGATAGAATCCCTTTTTAATAAAAAGGTAGTCCCGATGAAAGCGGCAGCAAAGAAAAAATGAAGTTTATCGGTTTGATATTAGGTTTGTGTTTTCTGGCCTCCTGCGTAACAGCACGGAGGTGCCTGGAGAAGTTTCCGCCTGTGGTGAGCATAGACACTGTCTGGCAGACGACAGTACGTGATACGATGATCTACCGCGATACGACTATTACGATCACCTTGCCGGCGGAAATTATCCGGGACACTCTCTTAATAGAAATTAAGCCGAAAGAGATTAGCCGCGACACCCTCAGAGTCGAAACCGAGTACGCTGAGGCCATAGCTTTTTTTAAAAGCCCCTCAATACATTTGGAACTTATTCAAAAAGACATATTCTTTAAGGCCA